CCTACGCCCCGCGCAAGCAGCCCGCCCTGCGCAGCCGCAAGGGGCGCATCCAGCAGCGTAAAGGGGCCATGTTCCGCAAGTTGCGCCAGGCCAGATACCTGCGCACGCGGACCAGCGCCCAGGAGGCCAGCATCGGCTTTGCCGGGCGGGTGGCGCGGATTGCCCGCGTTCACCAGTACGGCCAGCGCGACCGGGTGAGCAAAGACGGCCCGCGCGTGCGCTATGCGCAGCGTGAACTGCTCGGCGTGACGCCCGCCCTGCGTGCGCGCATCCGCGCGTTGCTGGTGGACCACCTCACCCGCGGGTAACGCATGGGGATGGCCTGAGCGCCGCGCAACTAAAAATAAGAAAAAAATGCAAATAAAACTTGCATTATTCGATAAATTATCTTATTATAAGCGCATGGAAAACAACGCCGCCAACACCATCAAATGGATGCGCAAAGCATCCAAACAGCTTCAAAAACTGCACGCAGCGGATCGGGACACGGTCTACGATGGGGTAGAGGCACTGGTGCACATGCCCCACGTCCACAACGTCAAAGCCTTGGTGAAGCACGCCTATGGCTACCGGTTGCGGGTTGGCAACTACCGGGTGTTGTTTGACTGGAACCGTGATATCCACATTGTCCGCATTGAAGAGGTGAAAAAACGCGATGAGCGCACATACTGACATTCAAATCATCAATCAACCCAACGGAATCCCCGCGTTTGCGGTGATCCCTTGGGCGAAGTATCTGGCCCATTACCGGACTGAGCCTGTCGCCACACGCCAGTATGATGAAGATGAATACGTTCCCCATGAGGTTGTCGGCTACATGGTCAAGGAACAGTGCAGCCCTATTGTCGCCTGGCGCAAGCACCTGGGCTTGACCCAGACCGAAGTCGCCGCCCGGATTGGCATCACTCAAGCCGCCTATGCGCAACAGGAAACCGCGAAAAAACCGCGCAAGGCGACCCGCGAGAAAATCGCCAGGGCACTGGGGATTTCGCCCAAGCAACTGGATTTGGATTGACGGGAAAAGCGCTTGACATAGTGAATATTATTCACTACCATATATTCCATGACAACACTTGAACGGCGCGGGAACTGGAAACTTTCGGTCTATGGCCGCGAACATGGCATACCGCATGTACATGTCACCGGGCCGGACTTCCGCGCCAGTGTCGCCATTGCCTCCGGGGCCATCCTGACGGGTGCCTTGCCCGCCCCGGTGCTGCGTGAGGTACAGGATTGGCTGGACGCACACCGCCCGGCGGTACTGGACCACTGGCGCACCCATAACCCCGGTTTGTAGGAGAGTCATCATGCTGAAAATCACCCACGTCGCCCCCCTGCCTGAGTACCGGCTGCGGGTGTCACTCAACAACCGCAACACCATCGAACCGAGTATTGCCGAGTATCTCGATGTCCCCGGTTATGAAACCCTGCGCGATCAATTCGATCAGGTGCAGGTGGACGAATGGGGCCACGGTGTGGAATGGCCGGGCGATATCGGGATTCCGGTGTCAGCGTTGTACCGGCTGGCGAAAGAACAGGCGGGTACAGCCTGGCCGGTGGAACACTTCAACCGCTGGATGCACGCCAACGGGTTATCGGCGGCGGCTGCCGCGAAGGCATTGGGCCTCACCCGGCGCACGATCATTTACTATCACACCGGTGCAAAACCCATCCCGCTCACGGTGGGGCTGGCGTGTTTGGGCTGGGAGACGCAGCAACAGGCGAAGGCGGCCTGAACCGGATCACCTCCTGCCCGATCCAGTCATTGACTTTTTGCATGCGTACCTGCAAGGGTTCGAGCTCATGCTGCATCCACGCCTCACCGGCCTCGGTAATGGACCCAAATCCGCCGGTATTGTGCGGGATGATCCCGAGTAACTGCGGCGGGATACGCAGCGCGGCCAATACATCATCACGGGTAATGTTCTTGATCCCGGTAAACTCATCCTTGGCCGCGACTTCACTGACCGGAATCAATTGCAGCCCGTCCTTTTTGCCGCCGGGCGAGTGTAAAAACAGGTTGCGGAAATTGCCCGGCCCGCGCGCCTTTTTCAGCGATTCGCGCAGCGCGTCCACATCGGCATCATCCACCTGCGGATCGGACAGATACAAAATAAAACCGGCGTGCGAGCCGTTGTTATAGTATTTGCGGCGGAATAACGTGGCCGATTCATTGAGCAATGCCGACTGCACCGCCGCCAGCCATTCGGGGATGCCGTAGATTTCCTGATCGACATCGGGCTCACGCAACTGGAACACCGAGCCGGGTTTGAAGGCGTGTTCGGTCTGATACGTATGCACCTGAAAAAACGTGCCTTCCTCCACGCCCCGGCGCATGTATTTGGCGAGCGGCGCCGATAATGCCAATGGCCTGCCTGCAAGATTGTTGGTGCGTTCCAGATACGCCATGCCAAAATGCAGCCAGTCGGTGGCGAACTGTTCAAAGGTTTCCCGCGAGAGCAGCTTGTGCGGAATAAACGCGCGCACCAGCATATTGGCCTTGAAGCGCAGCCCGGATTTCAGGTACACATTGGCGCGGGTGGTACGTGATAACCCGTCCAGCGATAACGGCGGCTCATACCAGCGGCCATTTTGCCAACTGTGCAGATAATCCATCACCCCGCCCCCGTCCAGTACGGGGACAGGTTCGCCAAAGGTAAACGCCTGCAAGCGCGATGATTGGGGTTCAGTGGTCACTCGAATATCTCCAGTCTGGAAGTTTTGGTCGTGGCGTGCGGGCTTTCCAGCGGTTCGTTATGCAGTGCATGGAATAATGCCCAGGCAAGATCAGCGTGGCCGGTGTCTTCACGCCGCCCGGCGGAATAGGTCAAATTGCGCCCGCTCGGGGTCATGGTTTTCTTGATTGCCATCAAGGATTGCAAAATATCCGTCCAGCCCGCATCGAACTGCAAGCGCCCGGCGCGGATGACATCATAGGCTTTCAAGACAAGCCGGGTTTTCACCTCCGGCGAATAACTGAAGGTGACAAGATTGGGGAAAAAGGTTTTGACGATCTGCGCCACACCGGTGCCCATGCCGGTAGTATCGATGCCGATATACGTCACCCAATAGCGCTGCATCATCTGCTGGATATGATGGGCCTGGGCGGCGAAGTCCTGGCTGCGGAATTGATGCCGCTCCAAAATACGGAACACCCCGCCCGGTGCCTGCGGCGGGGCCACCACCACCAGCCCGGCACTGTCGCCGGTTTCTGCCGGGTCATAGCCGAGCCATACGGGTTTGTCGCCATACGGGCGCTGCGCGAACGGTTTGAAATCCTCCACCCAATCGACCCAACTGTCCACCCGGCACGGTTGCAGCATCGATAACGGGAATACGCTCAAACTGTCATCGACAAACTCGCACATGAGCAGGTTTGAAAATGCCTCTGCGCTGTATTCCATGCGCAGCTCGTCAATATCAAACAAATCGCATCCACGCCGGGCGGCGTCCATGATGGTGACAATCTGCCGCCAGACCTTATCCGGCCCCAATTGACCATAGGCGAGCGCGTCATGCGTGATATCGACCTTGATATGCTGGTCTTTGGGTTTGCCGCGATTGAAGCGGCTGCCGGTCCAAAACGGGTATGCCTCATGCGCCATGCTGGACGGCGTTGAAAAATACGTCTTGCGCCATTTTTTGTGCATCGCCATCCCGCTGGCAACTTTATTCAATTCCTCAAAACGATGCGTCCAGAAAAATTCATCGAAATAGAAATTGCCGTGATAGCCTTGTGCCGTGCGCGCATTGGTACCGAGAAAGAATAACTCCGCGCCATTATCCAGGGTGATGCAATCAGTCCCGGTCAAATTTCTATCCAGCACCTCACGCACGAATCCCTGCATATACCCGCGAAATAAAAACGCCTGCGATTTGGACGCGCTCAAAAAGATTTGATTGCGCCCGGTGGTGAGGGCATCAATCAATGCCTCACGCGCAAAATAGAAGGTTGCCCCGATCTGGCGCGATTTTAAAATCACCCGGGTGCGCTGGTCGCCTGCCCGATACCAATCGCGCTGATAATCAAAACACTCATCGACAAAGCGCCGGGTGAGCAGTTCAACTTCTTCTTCCGCAAACGCATTTTTGCGCGGCTGTTTTTTCGGTTTGTCGTTGCGCTTTTCAAGATTGGGGTTGAGGTCGGTTTCCGTGCCACCGCCCTGATAGCGCTGGATGCGCGCCTGGCGCTCCAACTGGCGGTGCAGCAAATCAATTTCCTTGAAATCCCCGCCGCTCTTGTCGGTTTTGAGGATCAGCGCGGTGAGGCGCATTTCCAGCGCCCCGCCGATGCGCTCGACCGGATCGGCCTTGTCCCACTCATCCCGGCGTTTCCAGCTTTGCACGGTTTTCTCGTGCTCGCCCAGGGTGCGGGCGATCTCGGCCAGCGTCCAGCCCATCCAGAACAGGGCGCGGGCCTTGTGGCGGGGGTCCATCGGCAGGGCAGGGGGCGAGGTCATGGCGTGATTGTGCGGGCAGCGCGCCGGGTTTCCGCCGACTTTGTTGTGTAAAAGGCCGTTTTACACAATGAACTGCTGGCAATTGCCGCGCCGGTTGGCTGTACTGGATGGCAGACAAACGAACGCCCCGGCGGCAGGCACCGACCGAGGCGTTCTTCACCAACCCCTTAGAGCAATTAAGGAGCCGCGCATGCGCAAGCATACGCCAAAAACAAACCTGAACGTCAGCGGACACATGAATCGAAAAGATGCCGGTTTTGTCGGGAAAGCACTGGCGCTAGCCGTCCTGGTGGCCTCATTTGCTCCCGTCATCCTTGCCATTGGCAAAGCCTTGCACTGGCTGCGCTGGTGGTAGCCCCCCGCTGGTCGCCGCCTTTAATGTGTAAAACCCGGTTTTACACATTGAACTGCTGGCCTTTTGCGCCCGCCCGCGCTGTACTGGCCGCACACAAACGAACGCCCCAACCGCGCTAACGGCTGAGGCGTTCTGTTCCCACCCCTATCAGCACATAGGAGCAAGACGTTGTTTCATTTTACCTTCAAAAACATGTTCGGACTTACCGGAAAAATCAGCGAAAAACAAGCCGACAAAACCAGCAACAAGCTCGCCAATGCGGCCTTGCTGTTGGTCGCAGGCGCGGTTGTGGTCGCGCTGATTGTTGCCGTCCGCTGGTGGTAGCCCCTCCCCTTTCTCCCCCTGGATATTCCCATGCCATCCAATAGCAAACACTACCGCAGCAAATTCTTCCGCGTCGCCGTGGAAGGCGATACCGTCGATGGCCGCACCATTGAGCGAAGCTGGATTGAAGACATGGCCGCCAGCTACAACCCGGCCACCTATGGCGCACGGGTGTGGCTTGAGCATATTCGCGGCACCCTGCCCGATGGCCCGTTCAAAGCCTATGGCGATGTCGTCGCACTCAAATCTGAAGAGGTCGAAATCAACGGCCAGAAGAAACTCGCCCTGCTCGCCCAGATTGAGCCGACCAGCGAATTGCGCGCGATGGTCAACACCCTCAAGCAGAAGATTTACACCAGCATCGAGGTGGCAACCAAATTTGCCGGTACCGGCAAGGCGTACCTGATGGGGCTGGCCGTCACCGACACGCCGGCCAGTCTCGGGACCGAGCGGCTGGCGTTCACGGCGCAGCACCCCGAGGCCAGCCCGCTGACCGCGCGCAAGCACGCCCCGGATAACCTGCTCAGCGCCGCCAGCGAGGCGAGTATTGAATTTGACGAATACACGCCGCCTGCACCGTCAGAACCGGGTGTACTGGATAAATTGATGGGGCAGATTTCCGCGTTGTTCGCCGCCAACAAACCTGCTGAACCGGCACCGGCCGCGCCGCCCGTGCCGCCGCCCGCAGCGGCCCCTGCGCTCACCAGCGAACTGGCCGCCGCACTTGGCGGGATTGCCGAACACCTGGCCGCCCAGCAAGCGCGCATCGAGCAATTGAGCGCCGATACCGCCGCCCTGCGCGCCAGCGTGGACGCCACTGCCGACCCGAATCACAGCGCCCGCCCGCCGGTCACTGGCGAGGCCCCGGCGTTGACCGATTGCTGAGACAGACAAGCAAACGCCCCGGCAGTTAGCCGCTGCCGAGGCGTTCTACATCCACCCCTATCTGAAGCATAGGAACAGACATTGAAAAAGTATAGCAAGGGAGCGTTTCGCGTGAATGAAGACGGCGTTGAACTCAGCGGGGAGTTTTCGCCCTTTTTACGGGCATGTATCGGCATTGGCATTTTGCTGTTGTGTCTCACCCCACCGCTGTATGTATTTTTGCGTTACTTCTGACCTTTCCAGGAAACCCATATGAGCACTGATACCGAATCTACCACTCGCCAGAGCGAATCTGAAAGCACAGATGAAAGCCGCTGGAGCAAGCATGCAGGTCGCCTCGTATTGATCTTGCTGTATTCCCTTGTGATTTTGAGCGTTGGCGCGAATGTGCGGGTTTGGTATGACCTGTTCAACGTTGTTGGCGCGAATTAACCCTCCCTACCTTCCCCACACCGAGCCCCTCCCATGCGCACTGAAACCCGCACCCAATACAACGCCTACCTCACCCAGTTGCAGACCCTGAACGGCGTCCCCAGCGCCGTCCACGCCTTCACCGTCGAACCCACCGTGCAGCAGTCGCTTGAAACCCGCATCCAGGAATCGAGCGCGTTCATGTCGAAGATCAACAGTATCGGCGTGCGCGAGCTCAAGGGCGAGAAAGTCGGCATCGGCGTCAGCAGCACCATTGCCAGCCGCACCGACACCACCGGTACCGGCATCCGTATTGCGCGCGACGTGCACGCCCTGGACAAACAGGACTACGAGTGCAAACAGACCAACTTTGATACTGCCGTCACCTATGCCCTGCTCGATGCCTGGGCCAAATTCCCCGATTTCCAGACCCGTCTGCGCAACTCCATCATCCAGCGCCAGTCACTGGACCGGATGATGATCGGCTTCCACGGCACCAGCGCCGCCGACACCACCGACCGCACCGCCGCCCCGCTGCTGGAAGACGTCAATATCGGCTGGCTGGAACACTGGCGCAAGCAGGCCCCCGAGCGCGTGATGAACAAGGGCAAGGCCAACGGCCCCATCAAGGTCGGTACCGCCGCAGGCAGCGACTACCGCAACCTGGACGCGCTGGTATTTGATGCCGTCAGCCAGCTTATCGACCCCTGGTATCGCAAGGATCCGGGGCTGGTGGTGATCCTCGGGCGCGATTTGATGCACGACAAGTATTTCCCGCTGGTCAACGCCGACCAGCCGCCAACCGAAAAACTGGCCACCGATTTGATTTTGAGCCAGCACCGTGTTGGCGGGCTCAAGGCGGTGGAAGTGCCCTACATCCCCGATGGCACCGCACTGATTACCAGCCTGAGCAATCTGTCCCTGTACTGGCAGCTCAGCGGGCGGCGGCGTTACCTCAAGGAAGTGCCGGAGAAAAACCGCATCGAAAACTACGAATCCTCCAACGATGCCTATGTGGTTGAAGACTACGGTTTTGGCTGCGTGGTGGAAAACATCGAGATGCTGGATTGATCTGTGCGGCGGCCTGTCTCAGGCCGCCTTCGCAAACGCCAGTTCCAGATGCCCGCCCAACGCCTGCAATGCGCGGTCAATGGTGTCGATTTTGGTCGCGTGGCGCAGGTCTTTCACCCGCTGGATGGCCTGTTTTGGCATCTCCATCCGCCGCGCCAGTTCGGCATTGCTGATCCCTTGCGCCAGTTGTGCATTGAGCAACAGGATTTTTGCGGCCACGCTGGCGGGCAGGCGGACGGGGACCTCACCGGGTTCCTGCGGAGAGGGCGGCGGTACCGGGCGGCGGTCTTCAAAATAAAACTCCAATGCCGAGATCAGCACATCCTCGGCCATCTCCAGTGCCTGGGCGTGGGTATCGCCCTGGGTAATGGCTTCGGGGATGTCACGGAAGGTGACGACAAAACCGCCAGTCTCCGGGGTGAATGTTGCGGGATAGTGCATGGCGTGGTTCCTGCGAGCGAGTGCGGATGGCCGGATGGCTATTTCAGGCCGAGTTGTTTTTTGATGCCTTCCACCAGCCCTGTTTTCATCTCGGCGGACGGGTGGCGCGGCACATGGCTGAGTTTGCCGTTGTAAAACACTTTGACATGCTTGCTGCCGTGTTTGAACGTGGCCCCCTGTTGTGCCAGCCATTTGACAAACTCACGTTGCTTCATTGTGGCTGGCATCTGTGGCGGGATGCGCCAAAAGTAAACAAAAAAGATGACTTTGTCAAGTCGTTCTTTGTGTGTAAAACCCCGTTTTACACACTGAAGTGCTGGCCTTTTGCGCGCCCCTGCGCTGTACTGGCCGCACACAAACGAAAGCCCCAACCGCCGCAAACGGTCAGGGCTTTCTTCACAAACCCCTTAAACCTAGTAAGGAGCCGCGCATGCGCAAGCATACGCCAGATGTTGAATTGAAATTGACCGGAAAGATGAACAGCAAAGATGCCGGATATGTTGGAAAACTCATTGCCGTAGCGGTTGTCATTGCGGCCTTTGGCTATCTGCTCGGCAACCTGCACTGGATCCGTTGGTGGTAGCCATGTCTTACAGCCTCGCCCGTACCCACCGTACCCGCACCCTGGCCGCCCGCGAAGTAGCCCACAACCCCTATGGCCCCAGCGTCCAGGCCAGCCAGTACGATCTGCACCTGATGCAACTGGCCGAGCACCGCCTGCGCCTGAAGCAGCTCCAGTCCGGTGAAGCCAAAGCCGCGCTCAAGCGCGAACTGTTGCCCGGCTACAGCGCCTACCTCGACGGCGTTTTGAGCGCCTCTCCCGGCACCCCGGATGACATCATCACCACACTGATGGTGTGGAGCATGGACGCGGGCGAATGGGACCAGGCGCTGGTGCTGGCCGAATACGTCCTGCGCCACCACCTGCCGCTGCCGGACCGCTTTGCCCGCACGGCGGGCTGCCTGATTGCCGAAGACACCGCCGAAGCCGCCCTGCGCGCCCTGTCCACCGGCGAGCATTTCCCCCTGTCCGTGCTGGAAGATGTCTGCAGACTGACCGCCGGTGAAGACATGCCCGATGAAGTGCGCGCCAAACTGCACTTGGCCATCGGGCGCATCCGCCTGCACGATGCCCAGGCCAGCGATTCCCCGGACATTGTGGACTTGAGCAAATGCATTGTGGATGTCGGCTGGCACGGTTGCCGAAGCGCTGATTGTGGCAGGTCGTCGTGACCTGGGTTTGGAGATG